TCTTATTATATCATAAGGTGGATATTCGTTAGTAGTTAAGTTATTGTTGCTGTGTAGAGATACTAAGTGATCCATCAAATGATCAAACCCTATAGCATATCTATTTATATTATGAAATACACTCATTTTTTATCCTTTCATTAAGCGATTAATAGAACCCATTATGGCATTCTATAATGTAATTATGACATAGTTTACAAAAAATGTCAAGAACTTTTTTTAAACCTACCTAGTCTATGAAACAATGCTTCTAACTGTTTCTTCTTATCAGATGGTATAGCAAAATCATCTTGCGTCTTCAAAGTAAATAATATTAAATCTCTTATCAACTCTGCATCTGCTGTTGAAAATACTGGTTTACTTTCTTTCATTATCTTTTCTCTTTCTTCATCATTATAAAAAGCCCACTCAGCTATTTGTTTACTTGTTCTAAAACAACCAATACAAACTTCATTTTCTAGTGTACATACACCAACACAAGGTGAACTAATTATATGTCCACCAACTCACATACACCTGCAGTACAGGCAAGTTCTTGTGATCCTTTCGTGTTATCTTCTTTCTCAAAGTCTTGTAGTTTATTCCAATCAATATTAGTTGGCATAGCTTTAGCTAACTTCTTATAAGTCTTCTCATCTATATCTTGATAAGGTGCTTGTTGATATGTATGATCAGAGAATGGTAAGAAAGATACACCACTTAGATACTCAAAGTTTTCCCAACACCATGCACCAACAGGAACCCACTCTTCTTCCTTAACACTTATAGTTACAGAAGGTTTATGTTCACACCAAGACTGTGCATAAACTTTCCAGATCTCTAATTGTTCAATAGCAGTCATGTCTGTTCTGCATACTGAACCTTTAGGAGACATCATAGGAAAAGAGAACACAGTTGTATGCTCTGGTTTCATTACATCAGGTTCATTAGGTATACCAGATGCTTTCATAAACTCAGTCAATGGATCTTTGTTATCACCTCTTACTGTTCTAATGTAATAAGGATTATGTCTAGCATGTATACCACTAGCACTATCTACTAACTGACTTACAGTACCTGAAGGTTTAACACAAGTGATAGCTGTTGATTGTGGTATGCCTAACTTATCTGCTAAAGCTTTGTTAGTATCTACTGCATGTTTCTTTAATGTTTCTAATCTAGGTGCAAGTCCATCAATAGTATTTAACTCAACACAATCCATGATACCTGTAAGAGACACACCAAGTAATCTTTCTTCTTCTGTATTGTTCTGCCATCTCTTACGAAGATAACCAAAGTTTGTAAAGGTAGATTGTATTGTACCTAGTATAGTAGCAAGCTTAACTTTCTTTACTAGTGTAGTCATAGTATCAGTAGAACGACACACAACTTCAGTTAAGTTACAGAATTGATTAGGTCTAAGAATAATTTCACTACAAGGATTAGTACCAAAGTCCCAATCAGGATTACGTCTACCATTCTCAGCAGCTTTAGCTTGAGCTGATGCTCTGTTGAACATACCTCTCTCACCTGATTTACTTTCATATAATGATAACCATTCTTTCATAAAGATACCTGGATCTGGTTTCTCTGTATAAGCTACAGAGTTATTAGCTAATGCTCTTTGTGGATTTTCATTCCACCACTCACCCATCTTAGCACCACGTATTCTTTGATCAGATAAGTTAGATAAAGATATAAGTGCTGATCTACGTACACCACCTACAACTACAACCTCACCTGTCTTACATACAATGTCATGGCATTCCATAGAGGAAAGTTTTCTACCTCTTGCACTTTTAAATTTAAGAATAGTAAAGTCAAATAAATCTACAAGAGGTTGAGGTCCACTAGCTCTACCACCAAATGTTTTTAATCTTTTACCTGCAGGTCTAACTTTATTTACATCTATCTTAGGAACTCTACCTGTGTAAAGATAAGATATTAAATCTCTAAATGCTTTTGCCCAACCTTCTTTAGAATCAACAACAGATACTACATCTTCTGTATGTTCAAAATCTACATCAGGAACAGTAGGTAACTTGTCAGCATACTGTCTTTCAACAGAGAAACCCACACCTGTACCATTCATAAGTATATATAACACTTCATCAAATGCTCTTGGACTATCAATAGGAATATAAGAACAGTTATAACCTGCAACATTCTCTCTATCTAATGCATCACCTGATGTCATTAATGCTCTCATAGAAGGCATAACTTGTAAAGAAAGTATAGCTTCTTCTAAATCATTCCATTCTTTCTTTTTAATTACTCCATCATAATTATTATCAATATGTTTTTTAAAGAAAGATATAAGTCTATTTACAGTTTCACTCCAACTCTCTCTTCTACCTTCGTCTTCTAACCATCTTGAATACCTAGACATATGTATAAATGATTGATACTCTGTAGGTAAATAATTACTTCCCATTAATGATGCCATTTATTTTTCCTTTCCATACTTCTTTTCTAATATTAACTCTGCATAGTGTATTACTTTTCTAATATCTTCTATGCCATTCTTTGTTTTGTGACGAGTTATATATTTTACCACATTACCCTCTAAGAAGTCAAGATTATTTTTAACAATATAATCTACAGGTTGTATAGCACAGTCTTTATAATGATTACCACCTATTTGTTTATCACTAGGTTTAGTTTTATTAAACCTTTCTTTATTAATTAAACTTTCTTCTGCACTACGTCTAGCCATATACTGTTCGTGACTTTCTCTTGACCATCCTCTATCTTCTTCAGGATTTATCAAGCACTCTTCTGATCCTTTGTCTGACATATTTTATTTCCTTTGAGTTAATTACTTTAATTGCAAAACTTCTTGTATACTGTGCATCCATACCTGCATTCTCACAGACATACTCAAAGTTATCACATGTTACACCTACACTACAGAAGAACCATGCACGAGCATTAGCTCTTTCAACACTTGTACGTGGTGATTCTACTGTAGTCTTTTCTTTTGTTGCATCTAACAATGCTTGAAATATAACAGATAAAAATAACATGCGTTCAGGACTACTGTTCTCACGTTCCTTTATCTCTGTTAGTATCTCAATGTACTCTTCATTCATTAGTCTTCTTGAGTTATTTCATCTCTAAATGTATCAACTAACATAGACGCAGCTTCTTCTGCTTCAGCAGCTAGTTTAACTTGTTTAATAAATTCATCAATAACTTGGGGATGTTCTCCTATACCAACAGGATGCTCCAAGTATATACGTGCAGTAGCTATAGCTTTATCTCTTTGAGAATGAAACTCAGCTAGTGCTGTGTTGTACATTGCTTCCTTTACTGACATTTTTTCCTCCTTTCTGTTTCCAATACTCTGTATGTTTTTTTATTTTTTCTAATCCTTTTTCTGTTTTATAAAATTTTAATAAACCTTCAGTAATTTTCTTTCTATGTTCTTCAGTTTTTAATACTCCAGACATAGCTTTACTTTGTTTTTGCTTTTGTTCCTCTGATATAGGCTTACCTCTTTGGGGAGGAACCCAATCTGGATTATCTTTTATAAACTTTTTTCTTGCTTTACTTATCTTTTTTTTAGTTTCATCTGAATGTTTCGTACCATAAGTAGGACTATCTTTTCCTTTCTTTGCAGGATTATTTTTATAATATTCTTTTAAAGAATCTCCAATACTTTCTCTATCTTTTTCTGTTCTTTCTTTACCATGCATAGGATTTTTTTCTCCTAAAGTATTTTGTCTTTGGTTTTCTCTCATTTCATCTGAAAATTTTCTACCAAATCTAGGATTGTTATTACCTTTTAAAGAACCAGACTCAGCTATTTTTTTCCCTACTTCCTTCATTTTTTTCTTATGTTTTTCAGAATCATAATTATTATCACGATAGTGTTTACTATTTTCTTGAGGTGTAGTCCATTCTAAATTGTCCACACAATTATTTGTTTTATTTCCATCAATATGATTAACTTGAAAAGCACTATAAAAAAATAATTCTTGTTTTTCTTTAGGCATATTATTCCACCATTCTTCATTATCAAATCTAGTAAAAGGAATAAAATTAAGAGCTACTAATCTATGGATTGCTCCTGAATACTTAGCACCTTTTTTAGGAGTGCTTAAAGAACATTTTGGATAACCATTATTATCTTTAGAATTATTCATAATATAAGGTTCTTTAGCTTTATAACTTTTAATTCTTCCATAAGAACTAATCTTATAACCTTCAATAGGATAAGGTTTTGTTATATCTTTCCACTCTTCTTCCATTTTTTTATTTCCTTTCTTTATATATATTCTACTTTAATTATATCTTTATGTCTCTTTCTTATTGAATAACCTTTAGGTCTATCATTACGTTTATGATAACCTCCTTTAGCTATTTTAAAAATTGTTGATGCGTCATACCCTGCATTTTCCATTTCTAAACTTCCATTGAAAATAATTATATCTCCATTTTCTTTTGTACACCTTAAAGGTCTTTGTACTTTTTTTAAATAATCTGGATCTTTATAACTTTCAATAGGTCTATACCACTTACCACCTACATATGAATTATAAAAAGCAGGTTCATCACTACCTTCTATAGTAGAAGTTAAAACATCCCATTTCATTTGATAATATGCTTCATAGTATCGTAAACTTCTTTTGTTTTTATATTCAGCTATAACTTCAAAAGTAAAATGTTCTTTACCTATCTTTTTTATATCTTCATTTAAATATTTAGACGATCCTGTGTATATTTCCCACTTATGTTTTTTCTTTTTCTTCCCCATAGAAAAATATTGTTTACAACCTACATATTTTTTACGAGTCTGCTTATTAGTTATAAGATAAACAAACCCAAACTTATCTAGGTTAGGTACGAAAGGTTCTTCAGTACCATACCTAACCCAATGACTTACCATGTTGTAACCTCTTCTACATTAGGAGCTTTTTTAACTTTCGTAAGATACCTGTTTCCATTTGCATAATTGAATACACGTAACCCTTTACCTTCATTCGCATCACTCCAACAAGAACGCTTATGTTCACAATAGAAGCAACCAAAAGCGAGCTTACGATTGCC